CGGTAAGTATCAGGAGCAAGAGGAGCAATACCGTTCCAACGAGCAAGAGCACGGTCATCACCATACATACGAAGCAACTGGGGCAACACATCACGAATATTCACCGAAACGCTGTTGTTATTCACCTGAACTTGAAGGGTAGTGGCGGACATATGAAGGGGAAGGGGAGCAAGAGCATCACGATTACCCAAATCAACCAAAAACTCACCAGCGGCGGGACTGCCTCTAATTTCAAGTTCATAAGTAGATTGCCAAACAATATTTCGGTCGAGAAGCGTAACTTCACTCGGGGTCTGGATAGAAAAAGTCTGCGAAGAAGCACTTGCCGAAGTAGCAGGATAAATCTGGGTGGTAACATTCTGCCCTGATTTTACAACACCAAAGGGGAGACTGTCTGTCACCCTCATACGAGCATCTTCCACGAGCACTTTGCGAAAATCTGCTGAACTCATTTTTATTCGATTTTATGAATATAGTTATAACTTTGTTTTTATATATAATTTCAGTTGTATTTTCGTTCGCCGAGAGATTAATCAATTGTCGCATTATAGAAGTCCTTCCTTCGAAACAGGATTTTAATGGATGCCGCACAACCCGCCGCCAGATTGAACCGATGTAATCCACTATACTTGTCCTTCCAGAACACCGAAACCTCCACCGCATTCACAGGGGTCGTTCCACGCAAATCCAACATACGATACTCCGCCGTCGGCACATATGTAATCCTCGTCTGGGACGATGTGCCTGTCGCACCCTGTAATTCAAAATCAGTCAAAACTGGTGCTGTCACGTTGTTATTGCCCGATGAACGCAAATTGCTACTCGTCACACCATCGTAAAAATTGAAAATCGCTGGTTTTGATAATAGGGTGTTTTGAACTGGAAGAAGTGATGTCGAAAACACAAGTGAGGATATGGGTGAAAATAAAATCGTCGTTGAATGCTCCTGTGGAACTATAATCTGCGGTATTGCCGATACTGATGATGCGACTGCCGTAAGGGGGTAGGACGGTCTGCTTCCTCCACTCGTGTTTTGATACTGGTTGTTATATACAACAATCATATCCTCTGTTCCTGTCGTTAATTGAAACTGGTTATTGCCTTGAAAAATAGTAGGAAACGAGTTCAGCAGATTTGATAGGGGGGTATTCATATACAACTTAATCACCCGTCCTGTAAAACCAGCAGTATTCGGTAAGTTCTGGTCGTAAGTGTCGTAGGCGTAAGGGGGTGCTGTCCCTGCTAATGCTGGAGGGCAAAGAGGAAAACTCAACGAAAATAACTCGCCATTCGGGTCATAAAACATCTGCGGACAATAGTTCTGTGAGATGTTCGCTGGTGTCCCTGCCCTTGTGCCTAACGCATTCTTTCCCGCCGCTACTAACTGGGTGTTAAAATTATCAAACGCCGCCTTCAAAGCATTATTCGCATATTGAAGCACCAGCGAAAACTCATTTACATAGTAGTAGTCAGTAGTTAAATCCTGAAATGTCAAAGCACCCGACGGAGGACTGATTGTAAGGTCATCTGGAATATAAATCCAGTTCTCTTGTGCCGCCAAATAATCCGTCACGGGCGGAACAACCGAGTAGTCCGTCACACTCATACCCCACGCATAAATCAGTTTATTCGGGTTCGCTTGTCCTAACAACACTTGCGGAATGAAAATCGGCAGGGTAGGGGTCTCGATACTGAAACGCACAACCGACAATAGGTAGTCTTCGGGATACTTAATGATAGGGTTCTGTCTAATCTCGTTGAAGGTCAGGGGCGGGGCAGTAGTCCCCACTAATGTCGGGTTATAATCACTCACAACATTAATGTCGTAGTATAAATTATAGGGGTCGGCAGAAGTCAAATTACCTCTTGTTGTCATTTTACTCGTTTATATTCGTTATTGTTCTTTTGTTTTTATTATTAATTTCCATTCGTCTTATCTTTTGATTAAAAAAAGGACGCCCCTGTCCTGTATTTCATCTTCGGGTTGTCTTACACCCTCTCTCCCGTAAATGATTGTTCGCGTCTTCTTTCAAAGTTCGACGCGAACTTCGGGTCGCGACGCAACTCCTCCATACACGCCTTCTTGTAGCAATCCGTCTTTCCTGTAAAGTCAGCGACAATTTGAAACTCCTTACCTCCGTATTCGTAAAACTCCGTGTCGTCATCACGCAACCACCCCATCGAACCGAACACAATCTCACCGCCGTTTTTGCGTTGTTCAATAACGGCGTTGAAGAAACACATTCCAAAGTAGGGGCGGTCGTCGAAAATCCGCCGAAAATGACCTGCGTAGTTCTCGCCAAACACATTCTTCGCCTTCTTGATGTGCGACGCAATCATTATTTTCTGCGTCATTTCAGGGGCGGGGAGGTGGCAGGAAACATCTTGAAGTCGGTTTTGTCTTTGTATTTGTCTGTGTTCGGGGAACTTCGGGTCAATCACGCGTCCATCTCGCACCACCCAAAAGTGCCCCACCATAACTTCTGGCAAGTCCATCGCCAAAATGTCGTAGTAGTCCTTTCTGTTCGTAGTTGTAAATCCGCTCATCGTTGTCTGTTGTCTGTATGTCTGGCACATATGAGTAAAAGGATTTCAATTTTTTTTGGACGCACCACCACCACCACCCACCACTACCCCCCCCACCGACCGCTCTGGATGAGGGTATGTCTGGATGAGGGGTCATCCAAGCGGGGGGTCATCCAGCGGGGTCAGGGTCATTCAAGGGCGGTCAAATAGATAGTCCGCTCTGGATGAGGGTAGGTCTGGATGAGGGGTCATCCAAGCGGGGGTCATCCAAGAGCAGAATGCGGGGGGGGTAGTGGTGGTGGCGGGGCGGGGCGGTGCGGGGCGGGGCGGGGGCGAGGGAGAAACCTGATGATGTTGCCAATCCCACACAATCCAAAAAAAATTGAAATGCTTTTACTCATTTGTGCTACACACAGACAACCGATTACGATTACGATGACTTGCTCTATTTGCCAACAGAAGGGACACAACAAGCAGACTTGCTCTGTTGTTGTTCGCTACCAATACGACGACTGCGGTGTGAGATGCCGTATCAACCCCAACGACGACCAAGACTTTCAACCCGTCGAGACCTACTGCCTCCCCTGCGGTTCGCCCACTCTTGAATGCGAGTGCGGAGAATACAAGTGCGGAAAATGGTTCAACGAAGAAAAAGGTAAGTTTCAAGGTGCTCCCCGTCGCCGTCGCCAGACCCGTTTCGCCCCAATCCCCATCTGGACTGCCCCTGAAACCAAAGAAGAAGTCGCCACCACAGGTAAGTATGCTGGAATGACCGCCGTCCAGATTGAAGCAATCTTCGCCGAAAGAGAACGCAAAAACTACGAAGAACTCGTTGCCCCCATCATCGCCCCAAAACTCGCTTGTGCCGACTGCGGTCAGGTCGAAACCGAATGCCGTCTCGAACGCCTCGTCGGCGGAAAGGTAATGTGCTGTGATTGCCTTGACCCCAAACCTACAGAAGAAGAAGACGACGACGAAACCGTCAGCGTGGTAAGTGAAGACACCTGCGAATGCTGTGGAAAACCCTACGACCCCCGCAATCCTCACCGCCTATGGGAATTGTGCGACTGCGTCCAGAACGACGACGGAACGCTTTCAAGACCCGAAGAAGTCCCCGAACTGCCCTGCCCTGACTGCCGTCGCTGGTTTGACGAAGGAAGAGAAAGATGTAAGTCCTGCGACTACAAGTTTGACGGCGAAGAAGAAGACAGCGACGAGGACAGCGAGGGGGACAGCGAAAGCGACGCCGAAACCGAAGGAGAGTGCTACGATGGGAGCGTTTGGGTATGCTGTAAATGCGAAAAGTTGAGCGACGGAAAAGGTAATCCAGACAGCACATCCCAATTCTACGAAGAACTGGGCGATTGGTATTGCGGAAAATGCCACGAATACTACACAAGGGAAGACCAAGACGATTTCACGAATAGAATATGCGAGTGGTGTCATTTGGATTTTGACCTTGCTGACCCACACTACTACGACGAGGAGGGGAATTGTTGTTATTGTAGCGAAGAGTGCTTCAAGAAGGAACAAGATTGGTTGTCCGCCCCCTCATCGACGCGTCCCCCACACGGCAGCATCCGCACCTCACCTACTCGCGACCAACTCATCGCACTCGGCAAATACAAACTCGCGAAGTTTCAAATCGGCAAACAAGACCAACGCGACGAAACGAACTGGAACGAAGACGGCGACGATGAACTCTGCTCGGCGATTGACGCATCTGGAAATGCTCTGTATTAACTTTGGATAATACAGAACTACTACTACTACGGGACGAGGGGTGTCCCTTTTTTTTAACTCAAACGAAAAGTCCTAATCATCATCATCTTTGTCCTCTAACATATACACACACTTTTCACTCACGACCGCCTGTGGATAATTCTTTGCTATGGTTATCCAGCGTGAATTGATTTTCTTCATCTCCTTCATCATCTTATTATTGATACCTATGTAATTTTCGAGCATATACTTCGTGCTTTTCGTCATAACTGACTTCGGGAAAAAGGTGACGAAATGACATTCGTTTAACATCTGGCGTGTTGTCTGGCGGTCGCTCGGTAAATGGAATGTGAGAATACAACTAATCTTATGGTGTCGCCCCGTCTGTAAAATCTGGTCGAGTATCTTGAAAACCTCTTTTCGGTGTGCTTTGTTCGAGAGAGTGTCGCAGTCATCAAAAATCACCATACTTTCAGCAAACTCACTCGCCTCTATCGGGTCGCTCACCAGCGTATCATCTATCTTCGGTCGTTTCAGGTTTTTTATATCATCCACCGAGACATCATCAGGAAGCGACGAAAACATATATATCATTCGGTCTGGGAACTTTTTCGTGTATTCGCGACACACCATCTTCGTATAATACGACTTGCCCGAACCTGACGCACCCACAACATACCAGATTTGACGCTCTGTTTTTGGATTGACCATTTGGACGAACTTGCCCTCATCGCTGTCGGGAATTGTCGCCCTTTTGAATAACTGAACCCTCTGCTCTTTCAACCCCTTATCGTCGGGCGTAGCGAGGAACACTTTTTTACCATCATTCGAACCCCCCACGATTTTACAAAAGGGAGCACCGATTTTATCAAGATTGAGAGACATTCTGTATTATAATAAAATGAAATTATGTTTATTATAATTTATATGATGGAACACAATAGTCTTTGTGCCGTTTTATTGATTATCTTCTCGTTATTCTTAATCACATTATCTATCCTCGCACGGGTGATACTACCCTTCATACCCAACTTTGCTTGTAAAAATGTCGAAACCCGCAACTTCAAGGTCTTATCCAGTTCCCATTTTAGGGTCTGGACTGCTTTCAACTGCGATGTGATTTGATACAGTTTTCCTGTTTCACTATTAAACAACTTGACTAACTGGATTGCGGTCTCGGGTTCTTCGTTTTTAATCCGCATCATCGAAAACAGACGCTTCAACGCTTTCCAGTATCGTCCCTCACTCACCAGTTCGCCGAAGTCCTGCTCCAATTCCTTCAATCGCTCCTCTTCATTATCTACCGTTTCGTCATCGCCGAGAGAATACATACACGACGCATCGAAAAACTCATTACTCGCCTCCTTGCGAAATACGACATCCACCTTAATAAAATCAATATCATCGAAGGGTATTTTGCCGAAAAAGGTGTGTGAAAACTCCGCTCCGCGATAAATCCGCTCCTTCTTCCCAGCGTTCGACTGGATTTTCATCTCCACGAAATACATATCTGGATTATTTGCGATGCTATTCACAACATCATTCATCCCAGTAAAAACCACATCTCTCGGCAGTTCGCTTATATCCATCGTAAAATCATAATCACCAGTATATAATTGCGACTTCAATCCCGCCGTTCCAATCAGTCTCGGTTTGCGGTCATTCAGCGAAAACGCTTTCACCAGCGGATACTCCTCGCTCGTAGGGTATTTCCGTTCTGTTATAGTTGTCATTTTATTCTATGGGTTTTTGTTTTTATTATGTTCTTCTACCATCTTTCGTTGTGCTGGTGTCAGCGATGCTTCTACATTCTTCCGCATCAATTCACCCCTCGCCTCCATTTTCGGTTTCAAATCACGAGCGATTGCGAAAACCTTCGGCACTATTTCACTCCTAATTTTAGAAGTGTATTGCTCTTTTATTGCCGCAGTAAATCGTTTCTCTTCACTCACCCCTTCAAAAAACACCTCAAATTGGTTTCGTCGTTTAAATCCCATCCCAGCACTTCTTGTGCCACTTTCGACCCTCGAAATACCATCTATTCCTTCCAGACGCATCATACATCGTTGCGTTAATTCAGGTAAGAAAAATCCCTCGTGTTCGTCCAAAGCAAAGTTCATCGTTGTATAAGGACGCGTTTCGGGTGTCCAAAATGATACTGATGATGGATAATTCTCGTCCGCTTTCGTCATAAACATCGTTAAAGTAAGATGTTTTTCTTTGTCTCTCCCTTGTGCGTCGCAAGAGGCATTCCTTCTTTCGGCAAGATATACATCAAACGGGTCATCTCTCATCATTTCAGCAACCAAGTTCAAGCAACCAAATCCACATCTCACAAAAGTAGGAATATATTTTTCAAGCAACTCATCTATTTTCAATCCAACATCTTTTTTATTCATTACATTCGCGATATAATTTATCAGTCCCGCCTCCTGCTTTTGAAATAACACCTCAATATCGTCTGGTAATACAATCCCTCGCACCGTCTCCCCCTTCACTCGCTTCTCCGTCGTATCCGCTATTCTCGCCCTCGCCCTCTGTGATTGAAACGCACTCTCATCAAGACCCAGTATATCCATCACTTTTCGTGCCAGTCCGCTCCTTCCCAATAATACCGCCCTCATTCTCGGGGTCATCTTTGTTTCTCGTATCCTCATAAACAGTCGTCTATCCGCTTCTGTAAATGCTGGTGATTTCATCAGTTTCATATACGCCCGTTGTGGTGCTTGACTAACCGCCACCACCGCTGTTTCTTCTGGTTTCGCAAACTCCCCCGCTGGACTTCTCGGTTGCTCCGCCACCAACTCTTCACGCAATTCAACCCTCGCACTCGCAGGTGCTTTCGGTGCTTTCGGTTTTCGCGGTGCTTTCGCATCAAGTCCCATCGTCTCCCGATAATCCTTTTCACTTGGAAACTCTTGTTTTATTACGAGTTTCATCAACGCTTTCATTAGGGGTGTTTTATCACCTAATTTTCCAATCGATTTATCATCTTGCCAAACCCCTCTGTTTGCGTAAAACTCCAAGTTCATATCTTCTTCCCCTTTCGGGTCTTCTATATCATATTCTTTTCCCTTATATGTATAGGTTGAAACCTCCACATCCTCTTCTTCCTCTTCTTCGGGTTCGGGTGATTTCGGTTGCTTACTTTCAAAAAACGGCAAACTTTCACTACTGGATTTCGCTTTCGGCGATTTATCCGCGAATGCTCCAATTTTCTCTTGACGCATCACCATCTTCACCAGCGTCTTTCCCACATCATCTACCGTCAATTTTCCAATCTCTTCTTGGTCGCTATCAAATACCCTTCTCTCATCAAACGCCAATCCTTCTCTCGGTTCTTCCACCCAATAAACCTCATCACCCATCGTATATTCCGCAACTTCAACTTCGGGTTCTTCTTCCTCTTCTTCGGGTTCGGGTGCTTTCGGTTTCTCACGCTCTTCACGCCTCGCCTTCGCCCTCTCCCGCTTCGCCTTCGCCGTCTGTTTTTTCTTCGCTTCCCTCGCTTCTATCGCCTTTCGCTTCTGCTCCAACTTCGCATCGAAAATCGCCTTCCACTCTTCGAGTGTGTATGTCTTTCCACTTCCTTCCATTCCACCTCCTTCAAAAGCAGGGTTATAGACAGGGTAAATTGAATGCGACTTAATCAAGTAGTCTTTCTCTTTTGATGGATTATAGTAGTTAGTTTTATTAGGATTTACTCTAATTTCTGTATTCGGCGAGTATTGTCCCATTAATATAAACAGAGGGTCGGTGTCCAAATAAATACGGTGGTTCAATATAGTTTCATCTAACAAATGCTTTCTCTCGATACTCGGGTTATAAGTGATTGCCTCTTCAATCAATCCCAACTCTAAAAATCGGTCTGCGATACTTCCTGCGAGAGATGACCCAGTCGCCACATAATAAAATTGCGATGGAGGGTAGTTCCGTTGAAAAGCAACCAACTTCGCCAAATCTTCCTGAAACCGTGTCGTCAGTCGCAAATCCGCACTCACTCCAATCACCGCCCAAGTGTATAAATCCGTCCAACTCTTCACATCCGTTCCACGAATGCCCACCAAAATCACATTCTCATCATCTTTACGGTAAAATCGTAATGATGTATCATCTTTCAGCAACCTAAAATCAGGTAATTCTATCGCTTTACTCTGGTCATACATACTTCGCGAGAGATTGAACGCATTCTGCCGTCCTTGCTCCGCCGTCAAACCATACGCGTCGTAATCTGGCGTGAATGACTGCCTCTCTGCCTTCGACAAATCCCGCGTTGGATTAAATAACCGCATTCCTGCTTTATTTAGTGTGTATTCCACCGCACCTGCCCCCAGCAGTTCTTCTTCTTCTTCCCGAGTGAAACCGCCTCGTTTTTCAAACGCCGAGAGATTTCGGTCGCCCTTAATCTTCTGCTTCTCTTTTATTTGGAGTTTCAGGTTCTCTGGGTCGATTTCGTCTGGTGTTAGGGGTGTATCCTTTGAGATACGCTTTGTAGGGCGATATACTGGATATTCCTTATTTCCCACATCTTTCCAGTCTTCTTTAAACCATCTCTCGAGCGGTCGTTTTCCGTCGGGTTCATCTTCGTATTCACCGCCCATTTCTTTATACTTCTTCACATAAGCACCACTACGATATGCCGAGTGTTTCGGGTATGATTTATTCACAATCGCCTTTGCCTTTTCATATAACGCAGGGTTCGTCGGTTTCGCACCCCCTTCCACTTCCGCCTGTTGTAATAAATCCACCGACCCCTGTGCTTGGTTTTCCACCTTTTCACTCGCCTCCTGTGCTCGTAGTTGCTCTAACTGCTCGGTGAATTGAGCAATTTCCGTCTCGTTTGCGTTAGGGTCTGCTATATACCCTTCCAGTATCGCTATTTTTTCCGCAACGGGTTTTGCGTTGAACTCATCGACTTCATCTGGTATTGCCGCATTCGCCGCCATTCTCTCTTTATACGCGAGGTCTCGCTTTCTGCCTTCAATCTCTGCCCACAACATCATATCCTTAAACTCCTGCTGTCCTCTCAAAACCAAATCCTTCTGTCGCTTCAAAACTCGCTCCTTGCCTTCACGCATCTTTCCCAGTCTCACCGTGTCGGGGTTCGCTTTCGCTTCTTCATCTTTGATGTCCTTATTAACTTTATCCAACGCGTTTTGTGTGAGGGTTTTATCTAACAGGAGTTTAGTCTGTTTGTAATCGATTAAGTCCTGTCCTTTTAGGGTGCGAGGGTCTATCTTCAGCAAGTCTTTTACCCCCGCTTTCGACCAACCCAAACTCTCAAATCCCTCCGCAACCCCCTCGTCCTGTTTGTCGGCGACGAATTGACGCAATTTACCGTATATATCCTTCGCTCTATCTTCGGGTATCCATATAAACTCGTCATCGTGTAATCGCTGTAATGTTCCATCTATATCTTCCTTCACTTTCGGGTCTAATTGCTGAACACCAGTCCATAAGTCGATTTGCTTCTCGTTGCCAACCTGTTTCACAAACCCCGCTTTCGCCAACTCCTGAAACGATGGTCTTAATTTTGCCGCGAAAAGAGGGTTCGGCACACGGATATAAAAAATATCCTTATCCCGCTCCTCCTGTGTTTTAGCATCCCTATTAATCTTCGCAATCCTTTTCGTGTGATACGCCTCTTCTGTCGGGTCGGTCGTTTCAGCATCCCAATACCCACGCGGTTTTCGTATAATAATCATCGGGTTTTCCTTATCTCTCACAATCCCCGCCTGTGCCTCATCTTTTTTGATGCGTTGTATTCGTTCCGCTTTCATATCTGCGTCATACTGCGACGGATTGAAAATCATATTCGCCGTATCCTTCACATTCTTCCCAAACGCCACCGCCGTCTTTACTATCGGCACAACAATATTCTTCATCACCTTCTTTTTGCTTTCTTCTTTACCCTCTTCGCTAATACCGAGCAACCCCTTTTTTTGTTTCTTCGGGTCATCGCTTTTCCCATACAAAGCATCACCAATTCCATTCTGGATTTTCTCGCGGACAGGGGCAAGGACGGCGGCGGCGGCAGCAACAGGACTGACTTTCGGTTCTGCTTTAGGGGTCGGGACGGCAGCACCACCAGAACTTCTTTTAATCGCCGTAAAAACAGTATCATAGTCGCCTCCACTATCGCTTATTGCGTTCATTAAACTACCTACTACTGCGGGAGCAAGTCTGCTTTCAATAAAACCATCTCGTTCTACTGGTGGCGTGTCAGCAAGTTCTTTTATTAACCCTTGATGTTCATTAACAGCACGAAGTAATAGGGGATTGGTTCTAATAAAATCACGACTACGAAATGCGTTGAGAAATCTATTCTTAACACTATCAGGCATCATCATTTGCCAACCTGTCGCCATAAGTGCCTGATTACCCGCTCGTCCTAACACTTCTTCGACTATCCTTTTTTGTTCTGGTGATGCCGACATCCTGACCGTTCCGTCTGCTCCAACTGCTACTGTTGAACCAGCAGGTTCGATTGGTCTTGACATAACAACACCACCCCCATCCAATTCGTCCGCACCCCACGCTTCCGTCGGGGCACTCCCCTTATCGAACTCTTCCAGTCTTTTCCTGAACTCCTCATCAGTTTCCTTCGGCGGTTTTTTATCAACCTTTCCCTTGATTTCGTTCGCCTTTTTCAGTCCCTTATTCAGGGCATCAATCCAACTGGCACTTCCGTAAGCGTGTTCTTCCAAATCAGCAATCACTTTATTCTTGTGGAGGATGATGTCTCGCAGGTCTTGTCGAGAGAAGTCCTCAAACCCCCTCCCTCGCAACCCGCAACAGTTTCGTTTTATTTCATCGTCGCCTTCAAGGGCGAAGTTTCCTCTATTCATTTATATACGATTGTTGTGTTTTGTTTTTATTATTAATTGTAAGACTAATAATAAATCTCTCGGCATCGCCGTTTCAACGGCAAGAAAAATCAATCCTGTTGCTCTTGTCGAACGGGCGGATGGTGATGCTGGGCGACGGGCAGATGACCTTCGCCACACCAACGGCAGTTTGAATGATGGGTTTAATGGGGGGTTTAATAACTGGCATTTTTATTATTACTGGAATTGTCTTTATATTTTACTGCCAGAGAATATTTATGGCGAGGTTGTTGGGCGAATACTTGTCGCTCCGCCAGTCCCCCTTTATCTTCGTTGCTCGATTGAGGTAATTCTCTCGGCGTTGCTCGTCCCTGTGCTTCGTGAAATCATCATATCCCTTCTGCCCGAAATTGACGACGCGACCGTCTGGCGTCCTCACGGCGAACTTCTTATTCTTCGTTGCCGAGAGATATATTTCTGCTTTATCATCCCCCCGATATTTCAGGAAGTTTTGATAGACCCTTTTATAATCGCTCATTTAATACTGATTATGTGTATTTATTTATAATCGTTTTCACCACCACAAAACACAGGATTTCACCTACGGAGGGGATAGGCAGGACAGAGTATATGATAGACCAAAACATAGTATATCATATATTAGATTACTTTTAATTTTGTTTCACAAAATAATCTCTCGGCGTTCAACTTCCGCAACTCACGCAAACATCGCTCTCATCGAGGCACGGCAGTTTATCATAATCAAACTTGCTGATGATGTTCTGTGGTTCAGGGTCGCTCATACAGGGTGAGCAATCCAAAACACCTACGATTTTCGGTGCTGTTTCACGCTCGGCAACCTTACGCTTCGCCTTCTCCAATCTCTCGGTGAGGTCATCTATAACCTTAAACTTCTCCGCCAAAAGGATTGATAATCGCTCGTTTTCGACAACCAACGCCCTCTGCTTCTCGCCAAACTCCGCACTCAACTCCTCCTCCTGTGCGGACAGCATCTCATTCAACTCCTTCATACTTATCGTTTTCGGCATTTGTCTTTTATAGGATAATGGGCGTTATCCCTTTAAGCGTTTTAATCATCCCATTCGTCATCCTCCCACCATTCTTTATCGGTGTTTTCGGTTTCTTCTATAATGGTCGCTGGTGCGTCGCACGGGTTATAGACTGGTTTAATAACCGAAGGAAACTGGTAATAGTCGATGCGGTGCGGGTGGTTCATTCTATAATTATAATATACCTATGGTTTTATATGAAAATATGAGATATAGATAATACTCACACTCACACAATAATAGCAAGATAGGTATTCTTTGTAAAACAGCGTTTTAAAGGCGTCCATAAGTCCAGAGAACTCAATCGTTATTTCAATCCCCGTTTCTATGGAAACAAGGGTTAAAATCGACGAAAACACGATGAATAACTATCTTGCTATTTTTGTGAGGTAGTGATTAATTTAAACAAACTTAAAGCGATAAATATCCATTATCCATAAATATACGATGCCTGTTATACTTGGAAAAGGTGGATGCTTTCGTTTTGTTGAACCCGACCCCGAACCCGAACCCGAAGAGGTAAATCTTGTTATTCGAGAGATTGAACCCGAACCCGAACCCGAAATTGAATACACGACAAAATCGATGGAAGTCGTAAAGCAGTTTATCAAAGATAAGGTTGAACCAGCGGAAGATACTGTGAGAGTGAGAAAAACCGAGATTTTCTACGCATTTGATAAGTGGTTAGAAGAACATAAAATCACAGATTTCGGCGATAATAATCACGAATTATGGACTTTTTTGGAAACCAAATATACCTATAAAAACTTGTCGTATTATGGGGTAAGACTTAAATACACAGAGGAGGAAAAATTGCGAGTGGAGATTGAAAAACAGATGAGAGCAGATGCGAACAAACGAGAAAAAGAGGAGAGGGAGCGTGAAAATGCTCGAAGTCTATTGGAGACGGTGGTTGAAGAGACGCAGTCGGTAGAAGGCGAAGATGAAGAGGAGACGACTGGATTGGATGAGATTGTTTATAAGGGTAAAACCATACACCGACACCCCGAGTATAAAACATACGGCGGATGCCTTGAAACAGGCGAAATGTTTCGATTAAAGAAGGATAAGGTTGTAAATGAAATTAGCACCAGTCTTGAAAAGGGGTGTATATTATCGCTGGGGTATGAGGACGGAAAAAGAAAACAGAAGTATATCACAAACCAGCAGTTTATAGCAGAGTGCGGAAACTTACCAAAGCAAAGCGAGTTTCATACCAAGTTGAAAATAGATACAGGATGTTCGGCATACCTCAATCGACCCAATATCAAATGCTACCCCCTTGCGTGTTTATCATACATATATGATGGCGGAATAAAAGTTGAAGGGGAAGTCCCTATTAATAAGTTAGTCTCAAAGTGTAGAACCACGAAACAGATTGACGAATATATGACTGAACTAAAATCACAATACAAGGCGGAACTTAAAAAGAAGGACGACGAAATTGCCAAACTGAAATCCCGTGTGTCGCAACTCGAAGCACAGAACCAAAAATTAAACACACCCTTATCCGCAGGGGCACTTCAATTACAGGATTTACTAATGACGAGGGTCGGTGAGACTGATACCACCTTTAAAGATATGCTCCAATTCTGTTTTAAAGACATTACCCGTGATTATCCTATACAGGACGACGAGGAGAGTTTTTTAAGCGACACAAGTCAGGATGAGCGAAATGACGCCTGTTTCGGGGTCTTCGAAATGTCGCCAACTGCTCGGGGATTGCCTTACGATAATGAGCACATTACCGAGCAAGTCGGTTGATTTATTTGTATGCGACCTACCCTACGGTTGCCTCACGAATGCGAAGGGGGCGATGCCGACGGGACGGAAGACACACGGGATATGTAATGCGGGGTGTGCGTGGGATATAAAGATAAATCTCTCGGCGTTGTGGGAGGAGGTGGAGCGATTATCCAAAAACGAACATACCCCGATTTTGTTCTTTTGCTCTGCGAAGTTTGGTGTTGAACTGGTTAATTCAAAACCAGACTATTTTCGGTATGATTTAGTGCTGGATAAAGAGGTTGGGGTTTCATTTCTCTCGGCGAATAAGATGCCACTCCGTTCGCACGAGTTGATTTATGTCTTCGCGAAGAAGTCTGCGTTTTACAGGCGTCTCGATGAGGTGAGGGAGGGGATGCCGTCGAAATACCGCAAACCGAGCAATCCACGCAAAAATAAACTGCTCGGTCATACGGAAGGGTTGGAGCAACCTGATTATGTTCAAGAGGAAAATAAACGATGTTCTTTAAGTATCATACACGACCGATTGGTAAAAAACAAACCGCACCCGACGGCGAAAAGCATCGCAATTTACAAGTGGTTAATCGAGAGATACAGTAATGAGGGTGATACTGTCCTCGACCCTACGGCGGGGTCATTTAATTCAGGACGAGCGTGTGCTGAATTAAACAGGAATTATATTGGGATAGAAAAAGATGAGAAGTTTTTCGCCGAAAATCACATCGCCCCCATATCAAACGGAACATCGACGACTTCGTTATGAGGGGCGTCCTTTGATTGCCTACGAGACCTCGAAACCAAATCCGCCTTCACAATATAATTCGCATCAGGTTTATTCACTATGACTTCGGTAAGTCCATTCGTAAGGGCAGGACGCTTTATTTTTTCTCCATCAACCTTCGGGTATTTATCTTTATATTTATTTATGATGTCGTCCTCTATGATGGGGGCAATTTCTTCGAGGTTTTTTATATCGGTTCTAATCATATTGAGCATATCCTTCGCATTCTCTCGAACATCGCGTTCAAGAGCGAGTTCAACGGACAATTTTCGGCACAGTTGTCCGTATTGGAGTGAAACGAGGCGGTGTCGTTCGCTCCGCTGGGCGAGTTGGAAATAACTGTCGAGAGATTTGATGACCCCGACGAAGACGGAGGCAATACCGAGCACGATATTTATGTCTTCGTAGTCAATTTTAATACCAGTAGTAAAACCGATGATGGAACTCAACACAATAACGGGAATGTTAATGAGGTTGGACGCAAGGGCGTATTTCTCGTGGGATAATCGGTGTAAAATCGAAAGACTTTCTGCCTTTTCTGCTTCCTCTTTAAGTAGGTTTTCGAGGTTATCGTCGTATTCAGGTGCTTTTCCCGCCATTTCTATAATAAAAAGAATACTGAATTATGTTTATTATAGTAATGGATTATCAAGTATATTCGCCGTATGGAAATACGACCCCCGACCTAACTGTAAAAAACGACCGATACCTTCGCCACCGAGACTGGATAGAACCAGTCATAACAGAGATGACGCAGATGTTATCGAAGACACATATACGAACTTGCGAATGCGGAAGTAATGTGAGATTGACGAGTGGAATAATCCGCCGACATTTGGCGAGTGAGAAGCACTTGAAGTTCATCGCAAAATGGACGGAAGATGATGAAAGAGAGTTGAGCGAGTTCAAGAAAAAAAAGGTAAATAAAACGAAATGACGAGAGATTATATATGCTTTACGCCCTAAAACTAATGACCTATCATTCGGGCGAACATAAGAGGAAGGAGAAGTTTCTGTATAATGACAGCGACAGCATCACTCCGCCATCTACACCTTCGTCCGTCCCCTCCACGCCACGAGGTAAATCCCCCTCGCCGAGAGATTTGACCTGCGTCTGTTGTGGGTGGGCGTGTTGGTAAAAATGTGGATATTAGGGTTTAAAAGGATAATGTCTATGGATAATATAGCGATTATCCACTATGATTACACAATCACTCATCAACTCATTTTTTCGAGTATCTGGACTACCGACGAGTATAATGGATTGTGCGGGGAATATGATGTGCGTTGCCCCGCCTCCGCCTCCGCCTCCGCCTCCTGCTCCCGAAGTGCCGTCGTATATGACTGACTGGGTGGAGATAGACGAAAAGTTTGGTGTAAGAAAAGGGAATTATGCGATAAACAGACTGGGTCAGGTAAAAAACTTAAAGTTCAATAAAATCTTGAAGTCGTATTATTGTAAATCGATAGAGTATATGTGTGTGTCGCTGAAACGGAGTATGGACGCGAGTGGTAATTTGGTGAGACCGAATAATGGGTATGGGCGACCGCCGACAAAGGAGAAACCGAATAATGAGACTTTGATGCTGGTTCATCGGTTAGTGGCGAATGTATTCATCCCGAATAACAACCCGAACCATACCATATGCGACCATATAGACGGTAATAAGTGTAATAATGATTATCGTAATTTGAGGTGGTGCGACCAGCGTCGTAATGCGAATAATGCGAAATCGAACAAAAAGTATTGGGGTGTGAGGTGGGTGAAAAATATGGAAAAGTGGTCGGCAACCGTCCAGACAACCATCAACTACAATCCAGATGAAACATTCTCTCATTTTCTCGGGCATTTTACGGCGGAGGAGGAGGCGGCGAGGGTGGTGAAGGCATTTATGTTAGAGACATACCCGAATGAAATGGGGGGCGGTCGTCGGTTCATAGATTAGCATTCCAATTTCATAAAAAAATTGAAATGAGTTTTCGCCATTCTGCCAGACGCAACGACAGACAAGACGATACGATGACGAGCAATTTTACGGATGGGTTATTAGTTGATGTGGTTCAGTTCAAGGCGTCGCTTGAGCGGGAGATGATAAAGAAAATACGGGAGGTCGTCCCGACGGACGAGGAGATGAAACAATACACCGAAAGGTGGTTGGATGCGGTGAGAGAGCAGAGACAGGTTGGAATTGGTGGTTATCCTGAAATATATCTTGATTGGTTTGATAATGATGGTGATGGTGATGGCGAGGACAAAATCGCAACCGAAAGTGAAATGCGGTATAAGATGTTGAACTATCTGGACGAAGAGGGTGCTGATGCGATGGGAGTTATGTTCGACCAAATCAACACAGACGCCTCACCGACACTCGTCCGTGATGAATATCTCGGCAGGGTTCTTGATTACCCGTATCAAGACTGCGAGGTTGCGATTTACTCAAAGGAGATGTATAAAAAGATAAACTTGGGTAAATGTGCGTGGGGGATGTGTAGTGAGTTTCTCGTGAGGGTGGTGAATGAGTTAGTCGAGAAATGGATGTTGGGGGAGGTGAGGAAATACATCGTGAGGGGACACGCAATATAAGACTACTGCGACTGTTTAACATATATGGATTGCTGTGTATTGACGGAATGACCCATCGCGGACGCTAACGCCTGTGATTTCTCGGTGCTTTCAAGGAGCATTTCGGTTGCGAATATCGTGCGGAGCATACAGCAACCTATTTTTTTCGGTTTGAAAATCTTGTTGAGGTGGCGAGTGATGGAGTTGCCCTCGTGAAATGGGTTGCCGTTAGACATACGGAGGAACGGTATTGTTTTTCCTTTTTTTAGGTCGTTGCTGATGGTTGGTAGAGAACCAGTATTCCATTCGCGAGAGAATATGTAAAACCAGAAAATATCCATAACCTCATCGGGGATGCTGACTTCGGCAGTCCCGTAATTTTGTGCGGTTTTGTATTTGTTGAAGATGAACTTTTTATCGTCGAGGATGAGGTAATTAATTTCGGGGTCGAGGACTTCGGGTTGTTTTTGAGAGACAACCATATAAAGATAGTCGGCGTTTCTGCGGGGGATGAGTTTTACATAGAGGGTGAGGACGACGAAATGGAGAAGAAATGTGTATTGGTAGTCGTATGAAATGCCATCGCCGAGAGATTTGAGATGGTCGTAGTCTTTTTTCATTTCATCCCATTTTGAGATGACATCTTCCCATTCTAACCAGTTTTCCTCTTGTGATTTAGATTTCTTGTTTGCGACTGCTTGTTGTTCGTGAGCAATCCGCATCATTTTACGGTGGTAGATTTTAATCATATCGCCCTCTGGTTCGGTTGGCATCGGGTAGGTGAGTTTGAGTGCGGAGTGGATGCTGGTGTAATATACACGGCGGGTATTTGGTTTGAGGGGTTCGAGTTTTGCTTCAATTGCGTCGCTGTCAAGAAAGAATGTGAGGTCATCCACAGGTTTTCCCGAGAGATATTCAAGCACACGAAGATAAGTCAATTTCGATGAGGTTGTTAAACCATAATCGGTCATCTTTTTATCAAGTTCTTCCATAAAGGGGGTCTTGGTGTAGGGTTTTGGTGTCATAATATAATTCGATGGGACTTATATTATAGAGGAAGTTCGTTTTATACCATTATCCACGCAATTACCGTGATTTTAGGCATTACGAGGGATAAAAACACGGAAACCGAGTGTTGCGACAGAGGTATTGACGAGAGCACCGTTGGCGTCGAGGGCGTTGATGGTTAGGGTAGCGGTAGCAGGAGGTCCAACAGCAAAAGCGATTACCCCTACATATTTCGCACCTGAAAAGTTTGCCACACCCGCAGCAGAATTGTTTTGCCACGCCTCGATAATACAGGCGGCGGCAACAGGAGCGGAGGGAATATCAACGGCAGAAAGGGGGATTGCGATAGTTCCAGCGGCGAGGGTTGCTGTGCCGAGTATTTCATCAAAACGAGACGAAGAAAGACCAGCATAATTACCAGAAGTATAACTGAAAACGGGTGCGGCGGAGGTCGCTGCCTTCAAATTGAGTTGGGATGTGCCTAATGCGTTAAGAGACATTTTGTTTCGATTTTATGAATTATAGTATAACTTTGTTTTTATATATAATTTCGTTGTGATACGGAATAAAAACAAAGTAGAAAGGTATGTATAATCGAAAATAATGAACGCGGAAGGAGGAGTTTTTGGGTCAGCACAGGACAAACCGAAGTTGCGTCAAATAATAACAGAACCGATGAGTGATGCTGACTTGGAGGTGTATTTACCACAGGCGAAAATCTTTATGTTTCGCGAACTGAAAGGATACCCGACAATCCAGTCGATATTGAAGCGACCGAGAGATTATATGATTTTGTTATACGAACACACCCCTCAAAATGGTCACTGGGTGGCGGTATTGAGGTATGAAAATACGATAGAGTTTTTCTGTCCTTATGGGTCATCGCCGTATTCGCCGAACTCACCTCTCGAGTGGAACTCGCCAGAGGAGAATGCGGTGGTAGATGCGACACATAATTATCTTGAAGACCTGTTGAATAAGGCGAAGACGGACGGTTGGGATGTGATATATAACAAGATGGATTTTCAGGAGAAGCGTGATAATGTGAATACCTGCGGAGCGTTTTGCGTGTGGCGGGTGTTGTGCCTGATAGAGGACAATATGAACCTCTCGGCGTTTCAAAATGGAA